CTAAATCGCTTCTTTTCGGGGTGTCGCCTGGGTGGTGATCGCAGCATTGACCGCTGCGAGGTTGGCGCCTCGATCTGCTGACGGAATCCACTTTGCATAGTCGCGCATCATCACCTGCACAGAGTGCCCGTGCTGCATGGCCACCCACATGGGATTCGCGCCGGCCATGAGCGCCAGGGTTACGCTGGTGTCCCGGCATTCCTTGGGCGCCCTGTATCGCACGCCAATTGCGCGCAAGGTGAGGCGCCAGGCTCGGCGCTGTGACTGCTCATCGTGATAGGGCGATCCAGTGTTCGGGTTATAGAACACCTCAGCATTCATTGCTGCAGTTCTTGCACGCTGGCGCTGGATCACGCCGGCGGCGCGCTGGTTGAGCTCTACCGTGCGTTCAACGTTGGTTTTGGTGCGGTCTTTTTCCATGGTCATGACCTTGGAGCGGCGAACCAGCACAGTGGCCTTCCGTAAGTCCACATCCTCCCACCTCAGCGCGATATGCTCGCTTGCCCGTAACCCGGCAAAGAATGAGAATTCAAAATAATCTGTCATTACCTCCCCAAAACGCTTTTGCATTTCCTTGAGGATCAATTCAACCTCATCAGGTGCAAAAGGGTCAGGGTTGGCTTTTTGGATCTTCTGATTATCTATTCCTTCAACTGGGTTGCTAACTCGGCTTGGTGGTTTGCATATCAGGTCGAAAACTCCACGCAGTGGGATCAGAATATTATTCTGTGTTTTCCGCGATAGTCCTTTCATTTTGCGCCCGGTTTCCAAGTCCATTCGGTCTTTGCTCAATGTTGCCAAGTGAGTTAATACCATT